ATATTATATACATGACGATCCCCTAAAACAACAAATGGACGTCTACCTAGAATAGGTTTTAAGGTTTTTTCAGAAATAAAACCATGACTATGTATTGTAGTTTCTGTTACAACATTTAAAAAATGATTATTCCAGTTTACTTTATGACCTAAATTAAAAATATTATTAGTTATTTGTAGCTCAGGACCGAATGCAGCAGCATCTCCTACTTTGTCTTTTATATCTGTACTTAGTAATATAGGAAGCTCATATAAATTATTTACAGTAATATTATCAGTTGCTCCTAGTGAAACTATACCATGTCTCATAAGATCATAATTAATGAGCTTTTCTACTAATTTAACTCTATGTATATGAGGTTTACGATTCAGGCACATAAATTTGGATATACTAGTAGTTATATCCCAAGGGTCAAAAGTTAAATACTGATCTAAATTTCTAAATACAAATTCTAACCAAAAAGAGAAGTAATAGTCACCAGGAGAATTACCAATATAAGTACCATTTATATGTTTAATAGATTCATTAAAGCTTAAATCTATAAGGTTAAGAAACTCACAATCTATCCCAGAATATAAAAACACCCTGTCGTACTGATTATATAATAAGGGAATAAAAGTAGGATTTTCACTCCATAATTTTATTCCTCGGGACTCTACACCGCAATGTAGCCATGTGGTTTCTATCAAAAGATCGTTTTCCTTTAATTGATTTTTAAGTGATGTGAAAATATCGATATTTAAATCACCAATAACATTACCTTTACTGAAAGTATGAGAAAAGACAGGCATTTTATATTAACTGTTTATTACCTTGAGATAGAAGCTTATTTAGATAAGGAAGTATATATTCTTTAGCCAACCTATTATGAGCCTGGCTGCCGTAATGAAAGTTATCACTAGTGGGTAATATATTATTATTTTGAAAAAAGTGAGAAGCAGAGCTTGGTATAAAATTTGCTTTTTCTTTTATCCAACGATAATGCTCGGTAAAATAGTCATCTATAGGTTTACCCCAAGTGAACATAAGTAGCTCGCAATTATGTAAATGACAGGTACTTATTAGTGCTAAAATACTCTGATATGTAATACTGAGTGTAAAGTTACTTAATACTATCTGTTCGGTTAAAAATTTAAAAGTATTAAGTTCTACATTTTTATCGATCCCGTAGTCTTTAAATAATTTAGATACGTTATTAAAGTTTTTTTCATAATCATAAGTAAAACCGAACATGGAACTGTCTCTAAAGAAGTTAGTCTCACGCGATGTCTGTATGCCATCCAAACTACTTAACCCTAATGTTAACCGTTCAGGGTATGTTAATTGTGCTATAACAAAAGAATTAGGGTTTAAAGATACAGCATGTATTATCTTTTCAACATAACTATTAACAGCTCCCCCAGATTCAGCATAAGTTAGATGTTCCGTAAAACGATCTGCTATATACTCTGTCCATGGAACTCCAAAATGGGTAGAAGAATGTGAACACCCTCCAGTAATAAGCTTTTTATATTCCATACTAAAATTTACGAACTATTTATAGTATATGCAACCAATTGACCCAAATACTTTATTCTCTATTTTCGAACACGGAGATGAAGAGGTATATAAAGAGCACGGATTAGAAGATACTCTAAATAATCCGTTCGTTCTAATGGGTATGGTGTTAAGAGGTATAGAGAACTACCATATGATGGATATAATGTATATGAGGCAGTATCCAGAACAGTATAAAAACGTTAGAAGGCTAACTAGATATAAATACCTTAATAAATTATATTCTTATCTAGAAAGAATAGACAGTACTAAATTTGAAGATATATACAAAATAGGAGAATCTTTTGAAAAAGATAATATATTAGGAGGATTAGATTACTTAAGGTTATACTTTGAGAAGATAGAACAGTATGAGAAATGTGCTGTTATTAAAAGATATATAGATTTACTTAAAACTTACTTAAATAAAGTTGTAGAGTCGCAAGAAAATTCTTATATTTAAGAATAAATAAAGGTTATATGGCTGTTAAAAGAATATCTCAAGAAGAAGCTGAAGACTTCATCAAAGTCACTGAAGATTATACAGGCGCTTCAGCGCAGTATTTTACCCTAACTCCCTCTACTAATACTCAGTATCCCGCCGAAGAAGGTTGGGATGACGTTACTTACTACACTAATAGAAGTAAAACACTTCAGTTCCAGCCTGGTACCGATAAACAATACGTATATATACTTACCAATGATACAATGCCTGGACTGGTAAAGATTGGCTATACAAAGAATGATCCATCTAAACGGGCTAGGCAAATAAACGCTGCCACGGGAGTGGCTATGGACTTTAACGTTGAATGGGCGTATCCGTGTTACAATGGTTTTGAATTAGAACAAGAGGTGCATAGGTATTTAGATTCTTTTAGACTTAATAAGAACCGGGAATTCTTTAGGATGACCGTAGATGAAGCTAAGAGCGTAGTAGAAAGATTAGGTAAAAGATATAATGTAGAGGAATAATCGCGGGACAACTTGCGCGTTTTGCGCGGCGAGCTAAAGCTTTTTAAAAAAAAAGTTGCCTCCCCCATATATTTTTCTTATATTTAGATATAAAATCAAGGTTATGTTAATTATTGCTACTCTATTAGTTACTCTTATTCTTATTAGACAATTATCTACTGTTGCTATGATGTGGAAAGTCAATGGTATTTTTATGTTACCGCATTTAATTGTCTTAACTTTACTGCTAGTATTTGCTTCTTGTACTAAAGAAGATCTCAAACCTCCTACTTGTACCGATGGAGATTGTAATGGATACTTAGAATTACCGTATCCTATCGATGAAAATGGGTACTATCATGTAGATTTATCATGGGACGGACAGTATTACCCTAGATTTTCTATAGATACTTACGCAGAACCTACCGACCCCTATTGGTGGTACAATGAAACCCCAGTAGTGCAAGCTAATTTTTATACAGAAAACACTTGGACCTTTCAACATGACGAGCTTCCAGTCGTTCAGAATAATAGAATATACCTATCTAAGAATGAAAACTCATCTAATTTGTACGGAAAACGTATTGTAGGGCCTATTCCTCCTCAAATGGAAGGCGATACCCTTAATATTAAAGCGGTAATCTTTTGGGATGCAGGTATAAATTACGTAGAAAAAGAAATTTCTTTAAAAATTATTGTAGAATAGTTGATTCTTTGAAAAATAATCATTATCTTAATTTATATATTAATAAAATATATATATAAGTATATAAATATATATAGATAAATATAATAATATATAATATAAACTATAAAATTAATCTAATATGTCATTATCGGCGGAAAAAATACAAGCTAACTATCAAAAGCACCTTAAGATTATAGATACTTACATAGGGAACCGTAAAGATTCTATTAAAGAGATGATTTCTCATATGGAAGATAACTACGTAATGGCTCCTGCTAGTGGAAAATCTTGGTACCATAGTGCTTTTGCCGGTGGTTACGTCGATCATGTCAATAGAGTAGTGGAATATGCGGTAAAGCAGTCAAGGTTATATCAAGAGATGGGTGGAACAGTAGATTACACCGAAGAAGAACTAGTCTTTGCCGCATTATTTCACGATTTAGGTAAGATGGGTGATGGAGACCAACCAAATTATATACCTCAGACTGATAAATGGCGTCAAGATAAGCTATCAGAGATGTATACTTTTAACCCAGACTTAGACTTTATGCTAATCCCAGACCGTTCACTGTTTATTTTACAGAAATTCGGTATAAAAGTCAGTCAAAAAGAGTTTTTAGCTATCAGATGTCATGATGGAGTGTTTGATGACGCTAATAAAGCGTACTTTTTCAGTCATGTAGAGTCTTCTAGACAAAAAACCTCTATTATTTCAGTACTACACACTGCAGACTTCTTAGCTTCTAAGGTAGAATACGATATATGGAAGAGAAACGGTGGTTCCGCTACTCCGAAAACACAAAAAACAGCTAGTACTACAGGAAAACGAGTAAATTCTTCAGAAGGTTTAACAAATATGTTAAAAAATCTATAAAATGTTAACATTTCAAATAATTTCCGGGGTATTAGTTGTTATACTTATTATTTTTATCTATATTTTACGTAATTTACTTATTAAAATAGAGAAATATGAGGATGTTGTACAGGACCAAGTACAGTACCTTCAAAATATATCAAACGCCGTAGGCGAAGGTCAAAAGCACCTAGAGAAACTTGACGAACGAGGGGTCTTTCAGTCAGATGATGAGGTCGGTTATTTTTTCGAACAAATGAAATACGTACAAGACGAGCTAAACCGATACATGCTCCCCGAAAATTATGGCAAGGAAAAAATCCAAAGCTAACTACTTTACTTCAGAGACAGAAGAATATATAAAGAAATATAATACTTCAACAGATCAGGAATACCGTAATAAAATTTTTACGGAACATATATACCTTCCCTTTTATAAGTTAGCAGAAAACATTATACATACTTTTAAGTTCTACTATACTGATGTAGATCAAATTGAAGATTTAAAACACGAAATAGTCTCAGTATTATTAGAAGAAAAGATTATGAAGTTTGATCCTACTAACGGTGCAAAAGCTTATTCTTATTTTGGCACAATTGTTAAACGATGGTTAATAAACTACAACAATAAGAACTATAAAAGGTTAAAACAGATAGGATCATTCTCAGATGTCGAAGATTCTTTTGAAGAAGATTTAGATTTAGACTCTCCTTCTGCTAAAACTTTGGTAAAGTTTTTAGACGAATGGGTGGAAGAAATGTATGAGGAGTTAGATGAACATTTCATAAAAGATTCCGATAAGCAGATAGCAGATGCTGTTCTAACAATATTCAGAACCCGTCACGACTTAGATTTATTTAAAAAGAAAGCACTTTACATCTATATAAGAGAGATGACCGACTGTGAAACTCCTCACCTTACAAAAGTGATCTCAATCTTAAAAGAACAGTGGGTTAAAAAATACCAATACTACTACGATCAAGGTCTACTATCTAATAATCCATTGTAAGTCTATTTATAATAAACTATTTTATTATGAGTTTAGATAAAGAAATATTTTCAGGAAAGACTCTATCTGATCTCTTTGGCGAAATATATGACAACTCTAAAGAAACTAAAGGACAGGTAAAAGCCCTCATCGGGGAATTAAAACCTCTTATAGAAAATATTGGAGACGCTACTCTCATTGTTCCTATGATTAAGGAATATATGGAGATAGGTGTAAAGAATGACGAGCATTTGATTAAATTAGCGACGGTAATTCAACGTATAGAAACAGCGCAAGCCAAAGGAGACGGAGGAGAGTTTGACTTTTCAGACCTTCAAGATCTTTTAGAGGAATCGGAAGCTTTAGAACAGCAAGTAGAAGAAGTACAATCAGAAGAAGAAGCAGAAGAGGATGGCATTTAACCTTGGTTTAAATCAATCTCGTAGCGGAGGTGGAAGTTCTAGAGGAGCTAGTAAAGCGCCTGCTACCGTCTATGGCCGAGTAGTAGATGTAATATTAGACTCTTTTCATCCAAGCTATGATGATTACGGTAAATCACAAAGTATCAACGGAGTATTCTATAGATCCTTAAAAAGTGCACAAATTGAATCTGAAGACGAGGATTTGAAATTTGCCTACTGTGATAACCCTAATCTTATAAGAGTACCCTTAAAAGGAGAAATGGTGAGTATTGTAAGTATGCCATCTGAAATTAGAACCTCTAACCCAGATGCATTAAAGACTTACTGGACAGATATAGTTGGAATCTGGAACCATCCACACCATAATGCATACCCAGACACTGAACAGTTTGAAGATCAAGAATCTGAAGCTGATCTAGGTAACTATTTTGAAGAGACAGATAAAGTTAACCCACTACAACTATTTCCCGGTGATGTAGCTTTAACAGGTAGACACGGACAATCTCTTAGATTCACAGGAACTAAATATGACTCCAATGAATGGATTGATGACAGTAATAACGGTCAACCTTTAACTATACTACGCAATGGGCAGAAAGAAGCCGGTTCTGGAGATGAAACTGTTTTAGAAGATATAAATGAAGATAAGTCTTCAATATATATGACTTCTGATCATACAGTAGAATTAGAACAAGCCAACGAAAAAAGAGAAGCCTGGTCAGAAGAACCAGAAAAAGCAAAAGACTTTAAAGGTGCTCAAATTCTTCTTAACTCAGGTAGACTCTATTTTAATGCTTATGACGAACACGCTTTAATATCAGCTAAAGAAGGAGTAGGGTTAAATGCTAAAACAGTATCTTTAGATGGAGAAGAGTACGTAGGCTTAGATGCTAAGAAAATATACCTGGGAGTAGCTGCTTTAAAAAGAGAACACGAACCAGTACTAAAAGGACAAACATCTGTAGACTGGTTAGATGACTTTATTAGCCAATTTGAACAGCTAGTTAAAGGAATGGCTACAGCCCCACCCGCTCCACCTGCTTTCGTAGCAAAATGTATAGCTATATCAAACGCTATACTACCATTAGTACCTGTACTAAAAAATAGGTTACCTCAATTAAAATCTAAAAAAGTATTTACTGAGTAATGGCATACGTACATCTTCCCGATAGTCCAATGGCCGGCGGTATAGCCAAGATAATAGGTAAACTGCAAGGTAAAATATCTGCTGGTGCATTAAAACAAACAAGTGAAATAGCCGACAAACTTAGAGTATCAGGATGTCCTACTCCTGGACAGTTAGATAGGTTAAAAAACAAATCTCAAAACCTTAACTCAAGTATTTCTAAAATTGATAGAAGATTAGATAAGTTTAGAAGAATACCTAAAAAGTTAAAAACACCTGTAAGTGCTCTTAAAAAGATTATAAAGATAATTAAACTCCTACCTATACCGCAATCAATCCCACCCGGATTCGGTTTACCCGTTAACTTAACAGTTAAATACTCAGACATACTTGTTAAACTACAAGAGTTTATTCAGCAAATAGACGAAATCATAGTAAGTATAGAAACTGCATTAGATGTACCTTCTTCTAGTTTAAGTAGCATAAAGAATATTTTATCAAGAACGGATTCAGCAGTATCAGCATGTCAAGTATCTTCACAACTTCAACAAGATTTAGAAAACGGTAATTTAACCGAAGCTCAATTGGCTGATGCTGGACTATTAGAAGATGACGGAACTACTATATTTTCTAACTTAGGACCTTTATTCTTAGGTAACTCTACAGTAGGAGGAGATGGCGAATTAACTGACTCTAAAAAATTAGCTACTGATAAAGACATAGAAGACGGCAAAACCAATCCTAACTCTAGTAATTACGATAGCAGCTTACTAGTAGCCGGAACCGGCTCAGGGACTGACGGTCGATTTACAGATGCAGACTTAAACGGCCCATCTAGTGATATAGATAAAGCTATTAAAAAACTATCAGAGGGTTTTGATAAACTGCAAGATAGTAATTTAGATAGCTCTGTCAAAGATAGTATTCGTAAATTACTTTCTACGTTAGAAGGATTAGGAGGTGCTGGAACTGGAGACGGAACCGGAGAAGATGGAACCGGTGGAGCAGGTATAAGATATACAGCTGCAAACGGAATAACTTACCTATTAGAAATACGTAATGATCCTAATTCACCTTCAATAGCACCAAAAAGATTCGGTGTAGCACTTACTTTAGACGAAGGAGTAGCAGTATTAAAAAGTCAACCTTCATTTAGTTCAGACACAAACGTCTTATTAGATGAAGTAAAATTCAGATTAGATAATCAACTTCCATAACCAAACTATTTATATATATGAAACTCGATCAACTTAGAAAAATTATACGAGAAGAAGTGAGAGCTGCCGTTAAGGAGGAGTTACAAGAAGTAATGAATGAAGCAGTAAAGTATGCTTCAACTCCAACTAAAATGCAAGAAGTACCAAAAGGACAGCCTAAAAAATGGTCTGTAGGTAAATCAGCTACATTAGATGAAATGCTACAGGATACTAGAGCAAATCTCACTAGAGAAGAAGCTTCTGATATTATAGGTGGATCAGGAGTGCATAAACCTAACTTTGCACAATCTATGGCGACTCAAATGACTATGGAAAACCAAGGTCCAATGCCCGGTATAGATATTAGTAAGCTAGATTTTGTTAGTAAAGCAAAAGCAGTTTTAGACGGTGCAATGAAAAAAGATAAACAAAGAGTAGGAGCACTATAATATGCCTTTTGAAGTTAAAAAGATAAACCCATTAGACCTACAGCCCAGAAAGGCTGTTGGAGTTGCTTTACCGTTTTCAGGTAAGGCTGTCTTTAACTCTACATATCAATCTAGAGATGCAATAAAGACTAATCTAATTAACTACTTTTTAACAGCTAGAGGTGAAAGATACCTAAATCCTTTATTTGGCAATCAGTTACAGAGATTATTATTCGAACAATTAGACCAAGCTACTATCAGAGAGATAGATGGACTTATAAAAGATGATTTGAGAATTTACTTCCCTAAAGTAGAACCTATAGATATATCTACTACAGGTGATTCTGAAACAGGCAC